CGAGTTCGTCATCGCCAACTACGATGGGTTGAACCTGATTGCCAACGAGATCATTGCTGATGGGCGTTTTGATTTGGTGATTGTGGACGAAGCCAATGCGTACAAAACCATGAGCACACGGCGCTGGAAGTCACTCAAGGCCATACTGCGCCCTGAGACAAACCTGTGGATGATGACAGGCACTCCTGCTGCGCAGTCCCCTGCCGATGCGTATGGGCTGGCTAAGCTGGTCAATCCCGAGGGTGTGCCGCAGTTCTTCTCAGGCTGGCGCGACAAGGTAATGTACAAGCTGACTATGTATAAGTGGGTGGCCAAGAAGGAAGCGCAGGATTTTGTACACGAGGCGCTGCAACCGGCCATCCGCTACACCAAGGAGCAGTGCCTAGACCTACCACCTGTGCTGACCACAACCCGCGACGTGCCGCTAACAGCCCAGCAAGCCAAGTACTACAACCTGCTCAAGGACAAGATGCTGATCCAAGCTGCGGGTGAGACGATCAGTGCGGTCAATGCCGCCGCTGGCGTATCCAAGCTACTGCAAATCTCATGCGGCGCAGCCTACACAGACGACAGAGAAGTGGTGGAGTTTGATTCAGCGCCACGGCTGGCTGTGCTGGAGGAGATATTGGAAGAGACCAGCCGCAAGGTCATTATCTTTGCGCTGTTTCGCAGCACGATATCAACGATCCTAGACTATCTCAACAAGAAAGGGATTGTCACTGAGTGCATCCACGGCGATGTCCCACCAACCAAGCGGGCTGATATCATCCGCCGCTTTCAGCATGAGGAGAATCCCCGCGTCTTGGTTATGCAGCCGCAGGCTACCGCCCACGGGATTACCCTAACTGCCGCCGACACCGTGGTGTTCTACGGCCCGCTGATGAGCGTGGAGCAGTACATCCAGTGCATAGCACGCTCTGACCGCAAGGGGCAGAACTCCGACAAAGTGACCGTCATCCACATCCAAGGCTCCCCCATAGAGAAAAAGATGTTCAAAGCGTTGGGGGCCAAGGTCGATGACCACGGACTATTGACGCAGATGTTCGATACAGAAATTAAATCATGAAAGGAGAAATTAAGCTCAAAAAAGTCGTGTACACTGTCCAACCTTAGACAACCAAAACAGGAGAAGTAAATGTCAGAAGAAGCAATCCCGCTAGATAAGTTGGCCTTGATCTACCGAAAAATTCGGGACAAGATTGCCTTGCTAACCAAAGAGTACGACACGCAAGTGGAGTCACTCAAGGGGCAGCAAGACCAGATCAAGTTTGCCATGAAAGATCAGATGAAGGCGCTGGGCGTCAAGTCTGTACGCACCGATATGGGTACCGTAACGCTAACTACCAAGACGCGGTACTCTACCCAAGATTGGGACTCGTTCAAGGAGTTCATCCTTGAGCACAAGATGGTTGACCTACTGGAGAAGCGCATTGCGCAACTCAACATGGCGCACTTTCTTGAAGAGAATCCCACTGTCGTTCCCCCCGGACTCAATTCATCGACTGAGTACGATATCACTGTAACCAAACCACGTTAACCAAGGAAATTAAGATGAGCAATCTAGCAATTTTTGGCGGTGCAGCCGTCCCCGCATTTGCCCGTAACAACGAGCTTTCTGAAACCGCCAAGGCCCTGATGGGCGGCGCAGCCGGTGTAAGCACCAAGCGCATCTCGATCAAGGGTGGTGTGTTTCGCCTGCTGGCCGGAGGCAAGGAAGTCGCATCCATCGACGAGCGCCATTTGGACGTTATCGTGGTCAAGGCCGCATCCAAGGTCAGCCGTGTGTTTTACGCTGGCTCCTACGACAAGGACGCAACATCCTCGGCCCCTGACTGCTGGAGCAATGACGGCGAGAAGCCGGACGTTGCCGCAGGCAACAAGCAATCTGCCACCTGCATGTCGTGCGGACAGAATGTAGCCGGTTCGGGTCAAGGCAATAGCCGCGCCTGCCGCTACCAACAGCGCTTGGCTGTAGTGCTGGCCAACAACCCCGAGGGAGACGTGCTCCAGTTGACGCTGCCAGCTACGTCAGTTTTCGGTAAGGAAGAAGGCGACAAGCGTCCGTTGCAAGCCTTTGTACGCTACCTAGCTGTCCAAAATCCACCGATCAATCCCGAGCAGATTGTGACCCGCATGAAGTTCGACACGAAAGTGGAGAGCCCCAAGTTAGTGTTTGCCCCAGTACGCTGGCTGACCGATGACGAGTATGCTGTGGTCAAGACGCAAGGTGAATCCGATGAAGCCAAGCGTGCGGTTGTGATGACTGTGGCCCAAAGCGATGGTGTAAAGTCCGCCCCCTTGAAACTGGAAGGCAAGCCCCTTGCTGCACCGGCAGCCGAGGAGGAAGCGCCAGCGCCTAAAGCCAAGGCCAAGCCCGCACCTGCGGAAGCTGAAGCAGAAGCCGAGCCTGAAGTACGCAAGACCCCATCGAAGACCAACGCGGTGCCTGTTGTAAAGAGCGACTTGCAAGGCATTGTGGCTGACTGGGACGACGAGTAATTAAGTTTCGCTGGGCCGCAGGCAGCGGTCGCATTGCATAGGTCGGCTTCATCCTCCAGTCGTTAGAAAGTACTCACATACCTATGACTGCGTTTCCTGCCCTGCGTGTCCCAGCGCTCTATTATTTTTAAACTATGGCCTACTCAGAAAAAACTAAAGACTTAATACGGACGGCTCCGCGAACACCGGGCAATACGCTTGGGCGTTGGGCCGTACATCTTGAGTTTCCCGTGACCAAGATTGCATACGCTTTGGGCGTAACGCGTCAGACGGTCTACAACTGGTTTGCTGGCAAGGAAGTTTTTGTTGCGTATCAACAGCGCGTGGACTTACTTAACAGCATCATGTCAACATCACAAACTGCCGACGAAGCATGGAGAAGAATATGCACAGCCTACAACCTCAATCCCTAACCAACAACGAACTGGAGCGTCTGGCCTACATCACAGGCTACGACAAACTGCCGACAAACTGGATAGCAGAAATCCTGCACCGCACTGAGAAAGACTGGAAGACCGAACCTGTACACAACCCTGACCAATTAGAACTCGACCTGTCTTAACTATTTCCCAAGGATTCCTATGGAACCGCTTGAATTTCTAGCGGAGGTACTGCCGCCCCCGGGAAATGGTAGGTACTGTATTGTTGAATTATCAAAGCGTAAGGAGCACATTTATGTAGACACGTTAGATCAGGCGCAGACAAAGATAAACGCATGGAACAAGCAAGGGCTTGACGTTTACTTTGCGCTTGGCACGTTTGGGGATTTGGACAGCCGAGTTGCAACCAATGTGCAAATGGTTCGCTGCATCGCAGTGGACGTGGACTGCAATCACCCCAAAGACATACCTGACCCCGACACAGGTGAGTTAAAGCCCAAGGCATATCCATCAGCCAAGTTTGCGGCTCAAGCCATCATGCAGTTTGCCGACGAGGTGGGACTGTCTGGGCTGGGCAACCCTTGGCTGGTGGCTTCGGGCGGCGGGGTACACGCATACTGGCCGTTCCATGAGGCCGTGGACATCCACGAGTGGAAGCCTGTGGCCGAGGGGTTCAAGCGTCTGTGCTTTCAAAAGAAGCTGGACATCGACCAAACGATTACGGCTGACGCATCAAGGGTGCTGCGCGTTTTTGATACGGTCAACACTGGCATCAAGGGCAAGAAGAAAGTTCGGGAGGTCACGCAGGTCAAATTTAAAAACGCTGGCGACCACTTTGACTTCAATGACATCCGGGCGCTGGTAGAGAAGCACTTGGTGGGCACTGCCTACGAGGTTAAGGCCCCACGCGAAGATGCGCTGATGTTGCCGGGCATACGCCCGACCCAAGCCCCAACGGGCACGATGCTGGAGATGTTTAAGAACTCGGTCACCAAGTTTGGCAACATCCACAAGGCCACGAAAGCCGGGCGAGGCTGCGACCAACTTCGACACTACGCGGAGCACGCATCCGAGGATGGCATGGAGCCACTGTGGCGGGCGCACCTGAGCATTGCGCAGAAGTGTGAAGACAGTGAGGCGGCTGTAATATGGCTGAGCAAGTTGCATCCCTATGATGAAGACCGGATGCGTACCAAGCTGGCTGAGATCAAGGGGCCATACCCCTGTACCAAATTTGATTCGGAGAATCCCGGCATC